TCGATATTTTTATCTTGTGCATACATTAAAAACTGTGTAGGATCAGCATCTAATTCAGTTTCAAGAGTTATTTCTCTTTGAGCTACATCCATAGATTTAGGACTGTATCCATACACCATTAACAGCTGATTAACTTTTGCTTCATCTGCTGTAAGTTTAATAAATTCTTTGTACGCTTCTTTACGCTTTTTGACATTAGAAAGCTTTTTCACCTTCTCTATCTCAGTATCGTAAATATAATATTTATACCTACGGTTAGTACCTATAGCTTGCTCATTCTCTGCAACATATGGATGAGCACACGCAAATTTGTAACGTACATAATCCATTAAATTAATAGGATCACCATCTTGATCTAAACCAATTTCTAACTTTGTACCTGAATTTTCTACATTTATTGTTAAGTTCTGGAAGTATTTTTTTACTTCTTTCTGAAAGTTAACATCTTTAGAATCTACTCCGATTATTCCTGGTAAGAATTTTTTCTGCTCACCAAAAGTTAATCCTGTATTTATATCTCCGTTAGCTCCAAATGTGGATCCGATTTTACGTTTTGCTTCCGCATAAACGTGGTCAGGAAGATTAGTTGCATTTTCTTTCCTTTTAAGTATTACTGTTCTTGACATAATTATAAAATTTACTAATTAAAAAAATAGTGTACTAGGGGATATAAAATACCCCCTAATTCACTATATAAAATCATTATGATTTAACACACTCTAAGTGCAAACAGTTAGTAGCTCTTCTAATTGCAATTCCGCACTCTTTCATAAAGTGTACAGATGCACCGTCTACGTCATTTGCTCTTAGTGAGTTTCCACCACTAAATCCTGGAGGAACACTTGCTCCGGCTACTGCCCATCTAACAAGTTCTCTTCCTTTTCTAGAAATCATTTGAACGTTCTTTTGACCGTCATAAGATGACATATCTAAGAAAATCATTCTGTATGATTCTAGAGGTAGTCCTGACACTGGGTGTTTTGGACTGTTTAATGCTCTTGCACCGTGATCAAATAAAGGTAAGTGTCTTACCGTAATTACGTGACCATCAATGTGCTTGTATGAAGTAAAGAATCCACCAAATTGAAGAGCTGAACTTCCTCCTGACATAAATGCACTAGGATCTGTGTTCTTGATATAAGAACCTGAAGATAGCTCGTCTTTCATAGCGTTATCGAATTCTTCCATACCACCTAACCCTGTAAATAGAACAATGTTCATGTCTTGAGCATCAGAAGCTCCATATAGAGCGTCTCTTACTACAGACTTGATTTTTGCTGCTGTTAGAGTTGAGTAAGAATCTACGTTAGGAATCTGCTCAATAACTCCAGCTCCTAGAGGAATTGGTTTGTTATTGTCATCTTTAAGATTGATAGTTCCGTCAGAAGATCTGTTGTACTTAGAATACCATAAAGCATATTCTGTTTCTTCTTTCCATCTTAACATATGCTGATATTCTTCGAAGTCATACCATAGGTTAGTCTTCTTACCATCAACATTAAATTCAAAATTAACCACTCTGTCAGGCATGTTTCCTTCATATCTGTAGGACTTTCTGATTAGAGAGATTTGGTTTCTCATTTTAGATGGAGCAACCCAGTTACTTTCGTTACCAACTGAACCAGAGATAGCAGTAGGTGCAAATAATTGTACCCATTTTTTATCTGCTACATCACCTGAAGCTACTGAATCAGTACCATCAGCTGTAACTAATTGTAGTGTGTATACCCATCCACCGTCAGCTTCATATGGATCTTCCATAATTCTAGCTTGGATTCCTCCTTCACTTTCAATAATGTATTGCTTAATGAACCATTTTTCATCAAACTTAACTTTAAATCTAGTAAAGTTAACCCCTGAACCACTTACTAATGAAGAGGCTCTAACGGTTTTGTTTAATCTACCCATTACTGGATAGTCATACTCAATATCATTGATGTAGTTAACCGCTCCTACACCCTCTGTTAGAAAAGATAGAGGAAACCTCTTGTCTTCTTTTCCAGCTAGATGAGTGATTACCGGTGAAAGTACATCAGGCTGAGTAAGGAGAGCGTTCGCTAACGAGTTTTCGTCAGTCATACCCTCAGCGTTGAAAATGTCTTCGTATAAACGAAGCTTTTTAGCGTTATCTGCTGCCATGATAAATAAAAATTAAAAATTAAAAATTAAATTAAATTAACTAAATAGCTTATCTAAAGATGGTATATTAGCTCTCTTCTGAGATTTATTATACGCTCCTTTATTACCCTTCATTCTTCTAGTTGCCGTTTGTGTATTCGATTTTAATTTAGCTTTCAAATTCACAGCCTGCCTTGTGGTTGCTTTGGTATTTACGAGTTTGGATATGTCAAGACCCTTATAAATAAGGAATTCCATAGCTAATATAGATTCTTGATCCATCTTTTCTCTGTCTATTAATCGTTGACTTCTTCCTTGTGCGTCCACTGGAGCCGCCATCCAATTATAGAATTTTTTCTTGTCACTCTCAGGAATTGTGAAATCTCTTAGTTTACCTTTATTGATAATCCCAGATATCTCATTCCACGTTTGCTGAGTTTGTTCTGCAGCTTGCTGAGCATCTCTTTTTTGTTGTTCTAACAACTGTTTTTTGTTTTGCTCTTGCGTAACTGCTAACTTTTGCACAGCTCTAGATGCATTTTTATATAATAATTTAGCATCTTCATAGTCTTGGACAGTATCAGCAATTTCTTCTGGTGTATATCCTTGTTGACCTAAAAACGTTTCGACAATCTTTTTTTGCATGCCTACGTCTTTTTCGTCTACTTTTAAAGTATTAAAGTCTATCTCTTTTGCTGCGACTTTAAAATACTTTTCAGGATCTCCTCCAGATACTCTGTAATTTAAATATTCCTGTATATCAGGAAAAGCTGAAAATACAGATTCAAATTGCTCTTCTGCCATTTTTGTAGCTGCTGCTTTGGTCAAACCTATGATCCCATCATAGTCTTCTCCAAATTCTCCTTCAATCTCATATCCTAGTCTATCTTTTAAACTTTGGATAATTGTAGGCTCCGAATCTTCCTCAGACTCAGAGTTTTCAGCTACTGGTTCTTCAGTGGCATCAGTAACAGGCTCTTCAACACTCTCCTCAGATTGTGTTTCTTCCTGTGCTTCACCTTCTACAGGTGTTTCTTGTACATCTCCTGATTCGTCTGTTGCTTCAACAGTCTCTTCTACTTGCGCCTCTACCGGTTCTTCTGGTTTAGGATCAGTAGAATCAGGAATCGATTCATCGTTTAATAACTTACTTACGGTTATCTTTGATAAATCTAGGTTTTCTTCTTTATTACTCATTTTTACAAAATTAATTAAATTATACTAGTTTCTATCTAAAATATATATGGTTCATATTTACCTTTATATATAGTCTTTTTATTATTTTTTAGCAGCTGTTTTCTTTTGTGCTGCTATTTTCTTCTCTTCAATATCTTTTTTATTTCTTATTTCTTCTCTTTTAACCTGAAGTTTTTCTCTTTCTAGCTGTACTTTAGCTAAATCTACTTGGTCATTTACTCCATTATCATTCATATCTTGATCTACAGCTTTAGCTGCAACTTTCATCTGTTCAATGTCCATTTTGCTATCTCTGTCTTTCTGATTTTCAGACGCTTCAAAGTCTCTAGCTGCTTGTTGTTGCTGAGCTTGAGCTTGTAATTGTTGTGTTTGCATCTGTTGTGCCTGTTGTTGTTGTGCTTGCTGTAATTGCTTTTCTAACTTGTCAACTTCTTGTAATTTTGTTTTTATTTGTGCAAAATTATTTCCTTCTAATATTTCTGCTATAGTAGAAGGCTGACTTCCGTTTTGTGCAAATGATAATGTTAATTGTTTTAATGCTTGTAGCTTATCTTGCTCAATAGAATTATTTTTAACAAATACACCAAACTCTGCTTCTTGGAATAATCCAGGATCTACATCTAATATTGCTTCTCTGTAGTCACTAGTTATATATTGTGTTTTCTTACCATCTTTCCAAGCAACTTTTGCAGTATCTAATAAACCGTTAAACTCTCTTTCAGTGAATTTATCGAACCTTCTAAATAACTCTTCAGTCATAACAGAAGATTGGAACACAGCTCTTTCTGTTGCTCCAATACCATCAGATGCTTGCACTTGTCCTTTTCTTTGTCTAGATATTCCTACTAGTTCTTCCCATTCCATTTTTACAGACTGTAATAGCTGAAACTGTGCCGCTATATATTGTCCTAGACTCATATCTAATACTTGAAACTGATTAAAAGAAACTCTTTCTCCTCTTTTACCTTCTGCAGTAGAATCTATAAAAGCATATCCCATTGCATCAGCATAATACATAAACTTCTCTTCGTCCCATCCATGTCTCTTAGGAATAGTATTCATTTCCATTAACATGATCTTATCCTTGTTTTTTGCAATAGATAATTCTAATCTATAATGGAAAATGTTATACAAGATCTGGTAGGGTACGCCCATGGAAACGATGGATATCTGATCCGAATGTCTATTAGAGTAGATTCTTCCGTTGTAGGGGAGCTTACAAATTGAAAGATTAGACATTTCGTTTCTCTGTACTTGATGGGGTCTGATGTTGACATATATATCACCATCTATTCTGTACCCTTCCCAAACCTGATTAACCCAAAAATATTCAATATTTTCATTAGCTTCTTTGTCTACTTTGTATGTTTCATCAACAATCATACTTTGTTCTTGACCTAAATCATCAAAGTAAGTTAGTATACCTACGCGTGCGAAAGACTTCCATGTTACGTGTAATACTTCTGCAAATCTTTCTGCGTCTGTTTCTGGATAGTTAGGACTAAATGGAGAGATCATACCAGTAGATGTTTTTTGTGATGGATTTTCTAAACGATCTATTTCAGAATCTTTTAGTACATCATAAAAATTATCTACAATAGCATTAACACTCATCATCTTACGTCTTACACACCAATCACCATCTTCTATAAATTGAACGTCTGGTGACTTTTCATAATCTATATCTAATGGAGATACGATTTCATATTCGCAATCATCCATACATATATCTTTATATGTGTAAACTTCTCCTGCTACTAGCCAGTCAAAGAAAGCTGTTTGTAAATTATCTGGTAGTTCTAATTTATCTATTAAGTAATCTAAAGTTTGTTGACCCATTACTGCACGAATATCTTTGTAGTTTCCTACAATTTCTTCTTGCATTTGTTGTAGTTCTGGTAATTCTTTAGAATCCATACCAGTTTCTACACCCATTTCATTTAGGTCATTAACAAACTTTTGTTCTAAGTATTTTCGTAATTCATCTTTTAGTAATTCATCTTGCATACTCTTCATATCAGAATTACGTACGACTACTTGATGTGAGAAAGGTCTTTTTGCTTTTTCTCCTAATAATAAATCTACAACAGGTTTAATAATATTGTAGCTACGGAGTTTAGCAGGAAATCCTTTTGTTTTATGTTTTTCAGAGTTATAAGGGTTGATTACATAGTTATAATCTGCTTCGGCTAAGTTGCCGTTATAAGC